AGTGCGCGTAATGCCGAAGCGTCGCAAGTTCAATACCGCTGGCGAATCAAAGAAGCCCATCGGCATCGAAACGGCTACATATCCGAAGCACAACCCGCTCGAAAACGATTTGCCGTTTCCGGGCACTCGCCGGTGCGTGCTTTGGGGGTTCGCTCAAGTTTCGCCAAAGGGCATGGTCTACAACTGGCCAGAGATTCGCAGACAATGGAATATGTGGCCGACGTTTTCGCTCAAAGACTTCTGCTGGCATTTCCATATCCCGTTCTGGACCGCATACGAGGCTGGCGGTTTGCGTACCGTCGCGAAGCAGGCCGCGATTATCGACGGCGGCATTTCGACCGCTCGCAAAGTCAATTACCTCTACGCCACCGAAACGAATCCAAAGGTCGGCAATGAAGCATTCGTAACGCTCGTCAAAAGGCTTACGCAGTCGGCGCAAGTGATGTCCCAATGGACAGCGGCGATTTCGGAGCGTGTGCATGACGGGCAGGCCATTCCAAATACGGAACTGACAACGACGGAAGGGGCCAACATCGCTCGCACGCTCAAGTCACTGACCGAGTGTGCGGTTGATCTCGGGCACCTCATGCGAATTACGGGCGCTGACAAGCGACGCGAAGAAGTCAAAGCAATCCCCGAAGTTCCGAGCCGAGCAACGCAGCAGCACGAACCCCCCCCGATCAAGCAAGCCAACAAGACGCTCAATCGTGCCGAAGTGTCAATGCGAAATACCAGTGCTCAACTCGACGCTGCGAAAATCAAACTCGTTCCAACTTCGCCGCCTCGCCCAGTGTTCAAGTCGATTCCCGATCCGCAATAGTGCTATGATCGTTTGCAGTCGCATCAATTTCGCCACGAAATCAAGCGGAGTAATTCATTGAGCACGCCATTGCCGAAGCCTCGCCCGCCCGTCAAGCCTACACGCAGGCCGCCCGAGCAACCGAAGAACGATCCCGATGTCGTGTGCAAAGTCGCAGACGGCTTGAAATCAATGCTCGTTCCTGTCGGCGACTTGCAACTCGATCCCGACAACGCGCGACTGCACTCGGAGTTTCAGATTGCCGAGTTGTCCGCGTCGCTCGCGAGCATTGGTCAACTCAAGCCGATCGTTGTCAATGCCAAGACCGGAGTTGTGGCTGCTGGCAATGCGACGTTTGCTGCCGCAGCGAAGAACGGTTGGACGCACATTGCGGCGATCAAGGTAGACCCGGCCAAGCACGATCTCAAGCGATTCGCAATCGCCGACAACCGACTTGCGGACCTCTCCGAGTTCGATGACGAAGCGTTGAAGGTTGCCATGCAATCCATTGACCCCGACGATCGCCTCGGGCTCGGCTGGTCGTCGGAGGAACTTGCGAAGATGCTCGACGTGCCGGGCGATGATCCGGCGACTCTCGCTCCCGTCGATCCGACCATCTCTGCTCCTGACAAACAATCGAAGATCGCCGAGGCTACGCGCGTTGACTTCACGGCGGAGCAATACGGCAAGATCAAGGCGGCGATCGCGGCATGGGTCGCTGACGGAAATGAGTTTGAGGATGACGCATCGGCCATCGTCGGAATCTGCGACTCACTCATGCGTCGGTCGAAAGACTGATTTCTCGTTAATCGATTCGCAGTCAGTAACCAATGTGCGGATGAAGCATCAACGGCGATGCACTCACTTACCAAGTGAGGGAGGAAGGTTCGATCCCTGTCCATCCGCTTATGTCCTCGATGCGTCCTCTCTCACATAAGCCCGAGAAGTTGTCGAGCGTTGTCTCCCGTATCGGGGAAACGAAGCAATCGATGTCGCTACTCGGATCTCGCGGCAAGTTCGATTACTATGTCGAACGAGTCGATGTCAGAGTTGCGTCATGGTGGTGCAAGAACTTTCATTACTCGGGAACTCTCCCGATGAACGCGATTGTGTTTGAGTGTATCGAGTTCGGCAAGCGAGTGGGCATCATTGCCTTTGGTACGGGCTCGCTATCGAGAAACGGCTATGCAGTCGCGCTAAATGTGGACGTTGCGTGGGAACTTGTGCGTGTGGCAATGAAAGATCACACCACTCAGGTTTCTGCGTTTGTGAAACTCGCACTTCGATCGCTTCGCAAAATCAAGCCGGAAATCGATGCCATTATGTCCTATGCAGACAGCGGACAAAATCATCGCGGCGGCATTTACAAGGCGGGCGGGTGGATATATCTCGGCGAATCAAATGCTACCTCGATGATGATACATGGTGTCAAGGTTCACGTTAGAAGCGTCGGGGCTCGGTATGGTTATGCTGCGATCGCCAAGATTCGTGCGAACGTGGACCCGAATGCGCAACTGATACAAGATGCGATCAAGTACCGATTCGCAATGCCTATGTGTGCGTCTGCCCGTCGCCGAATCAAAAAGTGCGAGTTCTACAAGAAGTTGTACGGCAAAGCGATTTCGTGACGAAATCGACCGACTCACTTCGCCGCTCCCGATCCCGTATATTGGCGCATGGGACGAACTCACGCGCAGAAGCACGGATCGAAGCAAGAGCACTGGCGACCGATCGCAGATGCCATTTACAGCATTTCCCGTTCGTGCGGTCGATCGCCGTGGGAGTTGTTCGGCGACTTCGTTTCGATGTCTGCTGTCGCAATAGCGAATCGATGGCCGAGCCCGCCCGACGTTCGCAAGTCTCGCGAAGACGAGTATCTTCGCATCGTCAAAAAGTACGATCGCGATTGCGTAGACAAGTTTTGCGAATGCCTCGCGTTGCTTTCGCGTTGTTTCGACGCTGATCGTTTCGCAGATCATCTCGGCGGGCTCTACATGAGCATGGAAGTGTCGAATTCCAATCGCGGGCAGTTCTTCACGCCCGATTGCATCTCCCGCCTTATGGCATCGATGACCATGCCGGGCATCGAATGGATCACAAAGAGCAAGAAACGGTTTGCTCACATCGGCGATCCCGCGTGCGGCGCTGGCGGCACAATGCTCGCAGCAGCGATGGCCGCGAGAGATCGAGGATTGCACATTGAAACACAACTCTTCGCAACGCTGCAAGACGTTGATCCGTTGTGCTGCAAGATGGCGTACCTGCAACTATCGATGGCGAGAGTGCCAGCGGTTATCAACGTCGGCAATAGCCTGACTTGCGAAATTGTTGATTCGTGGGTAACTTGGCCGACGTATATTTACGGATGGAACAAGTCAGGGGCAGGATACCCTCAACGCAAGTACCGCATCGCCGCCGTTGCTTGGAGCCGCGACGACAATCAGGCGAAAGAGCATGACAACGCCAATGTCGTTCGGCAAGCGACCGCTGCTGGAATCAAACGTAGTTTCCCAAAGACCCATCCTGTCCGAATACTTCGATCTCGCGCGTGACATCTTCGGCTTCGCCGTTGTCACAATGACTACGCCCGAGTACGCTGGCGTAGACGACCGGCTTGCATCGTCTTGCCGTCGCGTCAAGCGTGGCGAAGCGACATTGCCGATCGCAAGGTTTCGGGGCCAGTCGCTCGGCGGATGGGCTCGCAACTGTGCACTCAAGCCGCTCGTAATGCTCAAGGCGGCTCAGATGTTTGGAATGCCGATACTTTGGCTCGACGCTGACAGCGAAATCCCAAACACGAAAGCCGCACACGAGGCTATCGCTCGACTGGCTGACGGCAAGAGCGGGATCGGCGGCGCGACGATCGCGGCATTCTGCCCCGCATTGTCGCCGTCTTACAAAAAGCGATTCCCGCTCATCAACTCCAATCTTTGCTCAGGCACGCTTTGGGTCGGCGAAGGCCGCACGGGCGAATCGATACTCGTTGCATGGGCGACTCGATGCGCCGCCGACCCTGAACAACTTGACCAAGAATCGCTCTGGGATGTCGCCAAGGGTATCGTTTCGCCGATGTGCCCCGAGTTGTGCTGCATCCCCGATCTCATGCCGAGCGTCGTAGAGCCGATCGTCGTGCATCATCAAGCATCCCGCACGATGCGAGAAGTGGTCGATTCGGGCGGGTCGATTTCGCCACGAAATTGAACGGCTACCGATATCGCCGCGAGTTCGATATATCGCGGCATGAGCACACTTCCGCAATCACGCAATCCGATCAAACTCTTGCCGGTCGGCGCAAACTGGCCCGTCGGCCAAGGGTTCTTGCCTTGCCCATGTCTCGCCACTATCGACACGCCCGAAGGCTTCGCTTCGAT